CGCAGGACATATTCTGCGTTCTTGACGTGCGTCTGATCGCCGTCCGGGGAGACCCGTCTGTGACTACTATCCCTAAAGGGAGGTGGCCTATGCCTTTAAGGCAAACAGAGAGTCGCCTGTACAGGCTTTACGCCGTCGGCCTACCGACACCAGTGGTGACTCAACTCCTTCGCCTCATCAGCAAATGGGTTGAGTGCTCCGGTGAGGAGTGGACCGTCCAGCACCTTAAAGTGCTCAAGACGGACTTGATTAGATACATGGCAGGCTTGCCATGCGTTGGTGCTTACTATGCCCAACGAGCCTCAGGGATCCCAAAAGGACCCTTTGGATATCTATTCAATCTCGCTGTGAGTGATCGGAAATCAGCTGTGCGAGCGCTTAACGCTATACTAGTGTATAGCGGTTTTAAGTCGCTCAAGCTAACTGCGAAACAATGGAGTAAGTTTTACAACTCCATGCAGAGGGAAGCTGCTAGCAATGCAGCGGTCTCTGCCGCACGCGAGGTGATGAGCCTCGGGCTGGATAGTATTCCGATGAGACACCATGTCCCAAGTCGCTATAAGTCATTAGCACGACCTATAGTGCTCAGACAGGGCTCTCCGGAAAAGAGGGCGCCTATACCCGGATTCGGTTCATTACCCGAAGACGTGGCAAGCGTTGCTTCAATGGCCACATTACGTAACATTCCAAAATTTTTGTTACGTTTTGGGCGATTCCTCTCACCGGTTGTTCCGAACTACCCTATGCCTGTTGTTCCAACAGGTGATCCCTTCGCAACGGAAACGTTGGTTGTTGGGAGAATCGGGGTAATCCAGGAGCCTGGATACAAGGCTCGGGTTATTGCTAATCCGAATCGTATATTCCAGGAGGCCTTAAGACCAATGGGCGCAGCCCTTTTTGGGGTTTTGCGACACCTAAATGAAGATTCCTGTTTCTCACAGGAACGCGGTGTCACAAGAGTGCGCCAAGCACTTTTGGATGGACATACGGTAGCATCATTCGATCTTTCGAATGCCACTGACCGATTCCCACTAGAACTCCAGTTGGATGTTCTTCGGAAAGTCGGCTTTGACCGTATGGAGGTGGAGTTCTTCAAGTCCCTTGCTCAGGGATATTGGGAACTACCGGAGGGATTAAACCTTCCGCGTATCGCACGTTGGAACGTGGGACAGCCTCTTGGTTTATATCCATCCTTTGCCCTCTTCTCGCTAGCGCATCATGCGATTGTGCGAGGAATTTGTGCTCGTCTAGGCGATCCCGTTGATTGCTACGCCATCTTGGGAGATGACGTTTGCATTTGGAATCAGCGCGTAGCT